AGAGTATTTATAAGTTGAGGATATTGCACCAACTATAGATATAGCGTTTGGATCACCAGTACCATAATGTTTAGTTGTAACCATAGTCTGACCATTAGCAGGTAACGCTGGTGGACCTGAAAATAAAGGCTTGTTATATTTATTAGTGCCTTTAAAAGTTACACCAGCCCCATATCCACTAGAACCTATCTTTTGAATAACACTACCATCGATTTCTACAATACTGTCTACTTTGATTTTGAAGTATAGACCTGGTAACTCATTTTTACCTAAGAAGTTAGCCGCCTTTTGCTCTAACTCAAGAACTTTATATTTCTTGTTACTATAAGTTGGTGTAGATGCATTAGCTTTTAAAATTAAGTAATCACCAACCTTGAATTTATCAATATCAGTTTTATTAATCTTAAAGTATCTAAACAATCCATCAGAATAAAAAGTCAATGGGAATAAGTTATAATACTCATCCTTAGATTGTTTTATAGCGAATCTATAGTGAGTAGCCCAACTAGGTGCTTCATGTTTAATTGTAACATCAATAGAATTTCCTTTAGTTGACTCTGAGGGCGGTACAAATACAGTATTAGTAGGACAAGTTAATACAGATGAACATCTACCGTAATCATCTAAATAAACCATGCCTACCTCGTAATCTCTATCAGATCTAAAAGTTTTGATAGGTGTATCTACAGCTGTAGTTTTACTAGAGTATTCTAAAGTATAATCAATCTTTATGTCTTCACCATCTGAATCTATAATATCATAAAACTGAGTGTAGTTACCATACATCAATCTGTTTCCAACAAAGTCTTGTGCTTTAGCTTTTAAAGGAACATTATCAAATAATCTAGTTACTTGCTCTGACGTTAAAGGTAAATATGTCTTATTATTTTTAAATCTAAAAGAATACTCTGAAAAGTCATCATAATTATTCTTTTCTTTGTTTAACGTTTCAACAACATATACGCTTGTACTTTTAGCATCCTTAAATAATAACTGTACATCTGTAACATTTCTATTACCTGTATTAAAATATAAATCAACAGCATTGTATTTGTTTGTCATTGCTGAGTTGTTACCCTTCTCATAATCTAAATTGAAAGTAGAAGGTTCAAACCCAACAGCTGAGAATGGAGAAAATGAAGAATACTCTCCATCAATATATTTAAATCTATACGAGAAGTATAAAAACTTATCCTCTAAATTGTTACTATCAGAACCATCGTCAATTAATTCTATTTTTGGTGAATATAATGGCGGTGCTAATATAACATCTAAATCATCAGCAATTTGACTTGAGTTTATACCATAAGACTTTGCTCTAGAGATATTTATCTTTCTTGGTGGATTGTAGTTATCAGTCCAAAACAAATATCCATCAACATAGTTTATACCTGTAACAATATAGTCAGCACTAAAGTTTAAAGCACTTCCAGGTTTGTTACATTGTAATACCCTAGAAGTTGTGTTATATATCTCGTTATACTCTATTATAGCATCATAGTTGTCAGATGTAACTAGCCAATATATTAAGTTCAATGCCTCTACTTTTACAGCACCAATTGTTTTTGCGTTAACAGATGCTGATCCAATTACAGTGCTTAAATCAGATATTAATGTATTACCTAATACGTTTTGAGCTGAACCTGTATTATTGTCTTCAGAACTACCAACAGTTATATTTAAGGCATCACGATAATCGCTCGGAGAGACCAATCTCTCATCCAAGTCTTTATTCATCTTTCCGCCTAAAAAGTTATTATTTAATTTAGCCATTATTTAATGATTTTATCTCTACCTCTTAATGTCATTAACAATCTAGAAGGATGAATGTTACTTAATCTAATTCTAGCATTTCTGTATTCAGCTTCTTTCTCTTTCTTACATCTTTGCTTTTCGTAATCGTTTATACCTATCTTATTGTTAAGTAAAGCCCACTTAACGTAAGCATAGATATAATCTTCAGCAAACTTGTTAACTTCTATAGCTGAATCATCTCCATTCTCCATACCATCTGATATGTACTCTATAACTACATGATTATTAGCTATATCTGAAGAAAAATCTATAACACCATTGTTAATTCTGAATGTAGGTAGAGCGTTTGCTTCTGAAGTATCTAAACCATATCTAGAACCTACATTGTATCCGAAGTACCATACACCATCAATATTCCATCCTAAAGAACCGTTATAGATACCACTACCTGTATATGTAGATTGAGTTAATCTGTAGAAATCCAACTTAGACTGACCTACCATAACTTCTCCGTTAGAGTCAAATATTAGATCGTTGTTATTATCTTGAAGATAACCAGCAGCAGAATTAGCTCTTCTATTCTCGTGTAAAGGTCTAAGTAAACCATTAGAGTTTAAAGAAATCCTAACGTAATTAACATAGTCGCTAGGCAGAATCATCTTTAAAGAATCATCTACATACATCTCTACAGTTTTAATGCTTCTCATAGCATCGTAGTTAAGCTTTTTTATAGCTTGTTTAGCATGGAATATAGCTTCATAACGTTTTATGTTATTTACTTGCTTATCATTACCAACATAAATAGCCATAAAGTTATTTACGATGTCAGCTAAAGAAACATATTGATATGATCCCCAGTTTGCATCTGTAGGTAAAACACCACCATTGGTATAATACTGATACGGAGTTATATAACTCATATTTTCTCTTGATTATTAATTAATTCTTCTTGCTTCATTGCACTTACAACATCCATCTCTCTAATAGAAACACCTGCATATTGTAAAATCTTTATAATTAAATCAACCTCATTTTCAGTAGGTAATTCAAAATCTTGGTAGTCAGCAGCTGACTGATTAAATAATGGTTCTCCACCAGATAAAGATGTATAAGTCCATTTAGGGTCAAAAGGTAATCTAATGTAGTCAGCAATTACGTTAGCTGTAATAGCTGAAGGTAAAATCTGAATACCTTGATTATCTAAAGTATAGATAGGGTAAGTAATACTTGGAGCTACTAAGCTACTACTTAAGTAAAGAACATCGCTACGTTTAGCTTTCTCTATTTCTGTAACACCATTATAAGTTAATCTATCTAATCTAAATGCTTTATCTTCATTAGGAAATGCTGGGTCTTCTCCAGGCATATAAAACTTAGAGGTAATAGCGTTATAATGTAACACGTTAGTTACAACAAATCTATCAATAACTTCTTGCATCTTAGCTGGTACATCAGCATATCCACTACCATGATACACTGTAGTACGTCTTGAGTTATTTTGATTAGCTATAGCCTTACTATAGTTAGTGAAGTACTCTCTAAAGATATCAAGTTGTGCCTGTTTAGCAAATTGATTAAATTCTTCTGGAGTAACATAACCTCTATTGTCCTTGCTAAGTATAGAAGCTACAGTATTTTTTACATTATTTATCATGCTCGAAAATTATTATACAAATATAATAAAAAAGGCACTACTTTTTAGCAGTGCCCTTTTGGAATATTAACTTTTAAACTATTACAAAGCTTCTTCTTTTTCAAATTCTTTAGATAAGAATTGATAAAACTCTTTCCCTTCTTGAGAATGTAACCATGATGCAAGTTCACCTTCTGGAGTGTTACCAAACTTAACTGTCATGATTTTCTTCTTATTATCTTTTAAATTGAAGAATAAATCTTTACCAGCTCTAAATGTAACATAACCTTCTTCCAATGCTCTTGAAGCAACACTGTTTACCTCTAAATCTTGATCGTCAGCAGCTTCTAAAAACTCTTTAGGATTATTCTTAGCAAACAATAAAATATCTCTCTTTAATTCAGAGCTAGACATGTTATCTACATTTCCTTTCAAATAAACTCTAGCGATAGATTCCATTGTTCTAATATCTAAAGTTCTAGCTAAAATTAAAGCATCAACCTCAGTGTTCAATTTGTTAATGTTCTCTTCAGCTTCTTTAGCGGGATCAAACTCATAGAATGTACCACCACCATTTAATTTGTTACCTGGATGATAATGTAAAAATTCTTGTAATACTGGGTTATTAAAAGGGACAGTTAAAACACCATCTACAAATACAATTGCCTCTAAAATAGCGTTTTCATCTTGCTCATCAATAAATGGGCTTTTCTGATTCTTAGCATATCTTAAAGCTCTGTTTACACCTCTGTCTCCAGACTCATCAAAAAATAATAAAGGTTTTCTGTTTGTGTGACGTGAAGTCAACATAAAGTTAATTGGGGACTTTTGACTCACTAATAAGTAAGTTCTATCTTTTCTTTCCATTTGAATTTAAATAAAATTTGTTATAAAAAAATAGAGAGGGATACTAAAATCCCTCTCTTATTAATATTAGTCTTCGCAAATTACGAAGTTATTAGCTCCAAGAACACATAATGCTCTTTCAGACAAGTAGTGAACTTCCATAGCATCTAAATCGCTATTGTTAGCTCCACCAGCTGAACCTGTAATCCAAGTTTTCATCTTTCTGTCTTCTCTTTCGTTAGCTCTGTAACGAACGTGTAAGAAAGGTCTTGTTACAGTTTGACCCATTACTTCGTCATAAACGTTTTTAGTACCAGCAGGTACGATAACACCTGAAACTTTACCAGCAGATAAATCTCCTCTTAAAGTAGCATCGTTTAAGTATTTCCAGTCAGTTTTGTAGAAGTCATAACCTCTTCTGAATCCAGAGAAACCTAAGTTGATAGCCATATCCTTATCGTTGTTGAACAATCCGTAAGAAGTACCCCCAGCACCGTAAGAGTTTTGAGCTGCTAACATATCATCAATATCGAAAGAGAACTCACGATTAGAGAAGATTGCGTTTTCAGCGATAGCTCCTTGCTTGTCTAATCTGTTAACGATTAAATCGAAATCAGCTAAAGTTGATGGGTTACCACCAGACCATACGTTACCACGAGTTTGGATAGCTTCAAATAAACCTTCAGACCCAGCGTTACCACCACCAGAGTTAGTTGATAAGTAAGCTTCAGCAGCTGATGCGTTTTCAGCAGGTACAGCTTCAATCATAGACATTTCTAAGTAGTCTTCGAAACGTAAACGTGTCTCATGCTCAGACTTTAAGTACCATAAGTACCCTGTTCCGTTATCTCCTTCTACTTCAACCCATCCGATTTGAGCCATATCTGAACCAGAAACTTCGTATCTATCTTTGATGATGATAGTCTTGTTATCGAAGATATCTAAATCAGCCTCTAAAGAACCTTCCATTCCGTTAGTTCCTTTCTTGAACTCAGAACCATATACGAAAGAAGTTACTTTTTCGTTTTGTGCGAAAGGTGAACCTGATGCATTGTAGAACTCAACTTGGAATTGTTGATCATCAGCTAAACCATCAGCAGTACCAACAGCAGAAATAACTGCTTTAGCTGAAGCTGTAGTAGACTCAGATG